TACATTGTCAATCCCGGGAATTACACCATGTTTCCTTTCGCGGCACAGTTGGCTCGTAATTACGAGAAGTATAGGTTGAAAGGTGCCGTCATCACTTTTAACCCAGAGGTTTCGAATTACGTAGGTTCGAGTTTGCTGGGTAAAGTCGTCATGGCGTGTAACGAAAATCCATTTTTACCAGCCTTTCGCAACATATTGCAAATGGAAAACAGTGATGACGCCATAGCCTTTAAGCCTGATATTAGCGCCCTTTACGGAATGGAGTGTAAACGTCTGACTCAGGGAGAATATTATTTACGGCGAGACGACATTGTAGTGCCAACTGCGTCGGTGGGTGAGTTTGACTTTGGCAGTTTCAGTGTTGGCGTCATAACCCCCGGGTTCACTTCAGGCCAGGTAATAGGTGAGTTGTGGATAACTTACGACGTCGAATTTTGCATGCCCAGGTTGTCCAGCACGGTTTTTGGTTACGCTCACTTCTCAGCCGTCGCAGCCACCGCGACTAACCCAGGCATTAATTTCACGCAAAACGGGTTGGCAACGTTGAGTGGAGCTTTGGCTGGTACTACCATAACCAATTCCGGTTCCATAACTTTACCGTCTTTGCCTATTGGAACAGCATTTTCGGTATTGGTGTCATGTTCAACTGCAGTCGGAGCCGTTCTTTGGTTTAATACGAGTTGTCCTTTGGCGGCGGCATACACGGATTTTGAAGACACCAATGGAGTATTAGAGAATGCATCAGCGCGAGCCTCGCCATCGGGAACAAATGTATCTACGACGCAGATTTATATCTCCGATTACATCACCACTTCCGTGGCGCCGTGTGTGATTAGTGTTTTTGGCAGTGTAGCGCAGGCTTACAGCGCCATGGACATTAAAATCAACTTTATTAATGGAACATCGACCACTCCCGTGTCCGGGTCTGGTTAGGGACCGCCGGTTGAAGGACCGGAGATCAAAACCTGTCGTTATTTCTGGGGGTGGAAGAGGACTATGGTGAGGAGTAGAGTAGATGCAGCCACCCCTGAGGTGCCCGGCTGCATTGAAACCCCGACGTTCGGGAAGATTGGCACCTTAACGAGATGCGTGGCTCTCTCTAATGAGCCAACGGGTTATGCTACACCAAACGTAGCCAAAGGTGAAGCTACACCAAAACAAGCTTCCAGTGAGCATGCGGCTTTATATGAGTCCGCAGGTGAGGCTACACCTAGACAAGCCAACCGGTCCAATGATTATGAATGGATCGAAGTGGAGGAGTTCGCACCATACGCTGATGTGGATTCACGGTTCTACCTCCAGGACGCGCGAGAGTATTCGCTGCCTTACCTTTTTCTATTGGAATCCCAGCTCAATGGTCACAATGGTTCTGTGACAGGTAGTGACGATGTTTCCCAACGCGCCTTGAAGAAGACTCAGCTAGGAGCTAGTGAGAATCCAAGAACCGTTGGGGCCACAAGGAAGAAGTTAAAGGAAGTCCCGGAGATAAGCGAGGCCGAGGTCGCCCGTCGTCTTGCGCAGTCAGCTGCAGACCGGAATGATGCTGCTAAACGACGGAGACGGGAAGCGGACACTAATAGGCATCGTAAGACCCCGAGAACTGCGCTCCGGGAGAAGAAGGAAGCCATTGTGTCCACGCCCGTCGTAGCAGAAGCGAAAGGGAACTCACGAATTCCACTTGGGGCCAAGGGGGAAACTTTAAGATTCGGCGATCATAAAGACCTTGGACCGCATCCTCCCATACTTCCTACCAATGAAAAACAGGATGTTGTCAAAACTCCTATTGTCTCCAATCCAGCAGAGATGCTTAAGACAGGTGTGAAGCCAGCAGTAAAGTCGGTGGACCCAGCGCTGAAGCGTGGTGCAGACGGTAAACTC